TTAAGCTGTTTGTCTCGTGAATTCGCGCAAGCCGGCTCAAGAGGATGCGAGCCACCTCTCTGGCCTTTGCGGCATCTTCGGCATCGATCTTGAATACTTCCTCCAGAAGCCCGTATTTTCGGATCAGTCCCTCATCCTGCGCGTTTGCGACGATTTCGTACTTGGGTTTCGTCTTTTCCTGGTCGTCCCGCTCGATCAGGATTTTCACCCGATTTCGCATGCTCTCGATCGTCCGAGTGCGATCTGCCCCTAACGGATTGGCCAGCACATCAACCGGCGCGATATTATCCGCCAGCTTAAACGTGCCTTTTATGACCAGGTCTTTCATCTCTTCAAAGTAGATTTTGCCCTGCCGCATCTCCACGTTGTACCGTTTCCCGGATGCCCGCTCGTGCCGTTTGTAGATGTCCTCGATAATCTCCGCCGGGCTTTTTTCCAGATAGATTTCGTCGATGACTGTGCCCATGTAAGGGACGCTGCCGATGAGCATGCCGAAATCGTTTAGAATTTTCGTGATTGCTTGGGACGCCGGGATTCGGTTAAACTGGTACACGCTTTTGGACTTCCCCAAATACCAAGCGTAATCATAGACGGTATATTTCTTCGCTTCTCTACCAGATCGGCCTTCCGTAACGATTACGCCGCGATGTACTTCCTGGCCGTCTTTGGTCAGGATGACAACATCGCCCAAGTCACAAGGATTGACAGGAAAAAGTTTTGCGTCTGTCCAGTTGATGTCAAACTCCATGGCTGCCATCAGGGAAAGGTTTGAATCCCATGAGATGCTGCCGACCAATGGTGTAATGTCAAAGGTTTTGGAGGCGTCATTTTTGATCAGGAGTAACTGAAACACATCGTCACCCCCTCGCTGTGCTAATAAATGGGAACTCTGTCATCTGCAGCGTGTAGTAAATGTCCCCGTCCTGTTTAACACTCCACTCGAAATTATCAATGGTGACAGCCATGTTCAGCGATTGAGCGCCGCCTGAATCGACAATGACCAGACGGACCGGGAGCCGCATGCTGCGCCAGCGTTCGATTGTATCAACATAGGCCATCCCCCACATACTCCGATTTTGCAGAAAGGGGTAATCCCGAACCGGAAAAAAGCTCTTGATCTCGACGGTCCGAAGTCCTTTTAATCCGATCAGGTTCAGCGTCTGATGCAATCCGTCCGCCCGCTCGTTGTTCCATGGTGACGGCACGTTATATTCTGCTGGAGGCACGGGGAGCTGCAGGACTTCAGCGTTGTTGTTGATGGACAAAAACACGTTGATCACCCTGACCTGCCCCCTTATGTCGCTGCCCAAACATGGCGCTCAATCCGTGCCAACAGGCTGTCTGCGAGGTCCAACGGACTTTGGTTATCCCTCAACTGAGCCTTGGTGTTCTTGTCGGTTGCGCTTGTGTTAAGCGCAGTTGCATCCGTATTGAAGGCGAGCGCTTTGGTATTGTTGTTCAGCGCGTCGAGCAGTTTCTGATCCTGTTGTGCTCGCTGTTTCCGAGCTTCGTTTTGTTCTTTTCGTGCTAGTGCGATGTCGTTTGACGCTCTGCCCGTGGAAAGCTTAGCGCCGCTGAAGTCTACATGGGAGATCGGACTAAAACTTCTGTCCCAAGTCGGCGCAGCAACGTTTGCAACCTTAGCCCCCGCAAAGTTTACTTCGATACGTTCTTTACCGACAGCTTCCAAAACTGCATTAAGAGGCGTGAGCATTTTTTGAACGCCCAACTCCGCGGCGGCAATGATCTCATTCCACATCGAAATAGCGCCGAACTTGATAGCGTCCCAGGCGTATTTGTAAACACTGAGCATAAAGTTCGCGTAATCGATGTACTTATTCACACCCCATTCCACAGCGCCCACGACAACATTCCACAGTTCTATCCCTTTTTGCTTAATGGTTTCCCAGTTTTGTACGACGTACATACCGGCGGTGACCAGCAACCCCAATAATGTAATGACAAACCCGATTGGATTGGCTCTGAAAGCTGCATTCAACAATAACACGGCTCCCCTTAGGATACTGACCTGACCTGAGGCAACCAAAGCCGCAACGCCCATCACCTGAGTTTTAATGGCGGCGAAAGTTGACTCTTGGCCAAATAACTTGATCGCGATCGTCGAACCATATACAGCTATCTTGTGCGCGATAAAAGCCGCAGCGACTCCGTACACAATCGGGCCAATGACGGACCAGTTTTCTGAGATAAAGGAGGAAATCGACCAAATCGTTTCTGCCACCGCTTTTGCGCCAATATAGATCGACATCATGGCCCCAGAAAAGCGTGCGCCCCATTCAGCAGCGCGATCACCGGACAGATATTCTTGAATTCCCTTCAAATCTTCCTTGATCGCCGCGAAAAGAGGTTTTGTCATTTCTGCAAGTTGCCGCGTTCCCGTTTCCTTGATATTGGCGACTGTGTACTCAAACGTGTCCGACATTTTTTGCATGGAGCCGCCAAAGCGTTTTTCCAGACCTGTAAACAGTAACGGAAGAACCTGACCGGATAAGAGTTTGCCCTGCTCGGCCAACTTCATAAGCTCTGCCGGGGTTTTACCCATCTCTTTTGAAAGCATTTGCCATACTGGGATACCGCGTTCCGCAAGCTGGTTGACCTCTTCAGCGCTCAGTTTCCCTTTCGCTTGGATCTGCCCTAACGCCAGGGCGATGCCCTCCAGTTGATCAGTGTTGCCTCCAGTCGCTGCCACCGCGTCGCCCAAACGTTGCATAATGGGAATGACTTGTTGCCCAGTGAAACCCATCCCCAACAGCATCTTCGCAGCTTGCTGAAGTCCGGAAAATTCAAAAGGCGACGACTCTGCCAGTCTCTGTAAATCGGAAACCATCTGTTTTGCGTCTTCCGCTGAGTTGAGCAAGATACCAAACGACTGCTCGGCCGTCTCCAATCCAGCATTTGCTTTGATTCCAATCCCGACCATGGCGGTTGACGCGGCTCCTACTGCGGCCGCTGCAGCCGCAGCACCTGTCTTAATCGCACCCCATGCCCTCGTGCCTACTTGTTGCAGTTCCCGCAAGTGCCGCTTATATTCGACCGTTCCGCCGATGGCTTTTTTCAGCGTAGCGGTAACGCCGTCTTTAAGCACAAGAGTCTTGCTGATGTCTTTAGCTGCCATCGCCTCACCTCCTTACAAAAAGAAAAAGCACTCTCAAATGAGTGCTTCATACAATCACAGAGTAACCGCTTCAGTTTGATTCTCTCGAATCTTTTGGTTTACTGCTTCGCAAAACTTGTTTGCGCGGATGATGTTAAAGTTGTTCAGAAATGTAACGCCAGCCAGTTCTCCTGCGCTGTTGACAAAGTTAAAGATCAAGTAAGTGTTTGGCTGGCCTTTCACTTTCTTTGTCCCAATCCCTGACATTCCACCTACGATAGTCCCCAATCCCGGAACAAGCAGCGTACCGATCAAGGCTCTCCCGACAACGCTCTTTCCTTTTTCGTATATCTCCTGCTCCGTTTTAACCACCGCTGCCCTCATCCTGACCAACGGTATTTCGAATTTTTGGCTATTGTGATCAATGACCACTTTATCCGAAAAAAGATATAAATCACAGTCCGCTTTACTCGCAAGGCCAATCCCTTCAATATGGTAGGCGCTTATCATAGCGTCGGCCCCGGATTCGCGCATTTTTCGGTCCATTTCCTTATTACCTGCGCGATTTATCAAAATCACTGCGATAAGTACGACAACGACACAAAAACCTATTAGATAAAACATGCAGTCCTCTCCCCCTTTGAACTTTAGGAATATTATACCTAATATTCCCAAGTAAGAGGGAGAGGAAACTTAAATGCCCCAGCGTTGTTTTTCCTCACGCATGGCCACGATCATGGACTGGACCATGAACCGCTTGGTCACGAAGTCCAGGCCAAGCAGGTACTCCGGCGTAAATCCTTTCTGCACGTAGTGGTGGAGGAAGTAAAAGTCCTCGTCACCACTTTCAATCAGTTTTTTATGTCACGATCCACTTTTCGCACGCCTTCGCCAAAGCCCGCCAGCTTCAAAGCATGGCCGCTGATCGCCGCGATCTCGCCAGGATGGAATATGATGTTTACGATGTCTGTCGGTTCGACGCAACCAAATTCCTTTTGGAGTTGCGGGTCTTTCAGATCCGGTTGAACCACACAGTGATAGACGATATACGGGTCGGCCATCTCGCTGCGCGAATCGTCTTGCGCCATCGCCAACGCCTCAATCGCCACTGAACGTTCCGGCTCCTGGATCGTGATCTCTCCGTCCAGTGACTCGATATACAGGTTGGCAGTTCGTCGGTTTCCCTGCTTCAGTTTTTCTTTCATTGCGAGCAGATCTGCAATGGTCAGTTGTTTATTCATATGATCCTCCTCCTAAGATCCGGGAATCATGTCTATCATGTCGTAGTCGCTAAAAGCAAACGGCACTTCTTCGCTTCCAAGAGTCTTTTGCTCAAATTTCATCAGCAGAAACTCGTTAATCGTTACGTCATGGAGTGCTACACGCTCAGAGCCAAAAGCATCCGGATCGGCAACTTTGCCGACTAACTCAAGACGAGGATACTCTCCTCTACGGACAGAATCTGCCATCTTTTTCTGTACTCGTGAATAAATCTTTTTGATCGTCATTGATCCCTCGCCAGACCAGCCTACAGCTTTTTTATAGGTGGCTCCCTCGCCGGCAAAGTTGACATCTTCATAATTGACAGTTACTTTTGCCTCAAAGCTATCCACTTCGGCCCACAGTTCTCCGTCTACCCACACACGGCCATATGTTCCGTTGACGATTTTCCTTGCATTAGGTTTTGCCATTTTCTACTCACCCCCTTACACATAAATTTTCATCTGCAGGTCTTCGATTGCGTCCAAAAACTTGAGACGTCCGGCCAGGAACACTTTTGATTGGAACGTGCTCTCCTTAACCTTCTGATCGTCCCAAGTGCTTGTGTCCGTTCCAATCTCTTCCCACGCCTGACGCTGCGCCTCCACGTCCACGCCTACCGCGTTATCTGCAGCCGGATCCAACACGTCTCCTTCCAAGCTCCGCAGGTACGCATTGATTGCAGTGATGAGAAGAACCTGGTTGTCGTAGCTATTGATGATCTTTCCTGCATACTCGTCGTGGAACGTCCGAATGATGTCCTCTTTTACAAGGTCGTGTCCTTCGATGATCTTGATCTTTTTCCAATCCGCGCCCTTTTGAGCTGTTGTCGTGGTAAGGCTGTTCACGCCGCGAGCGATCTTGACTTTTTCGCCGTCATTAATCAGGATGAGTTTTCCTGCATCGATGTCGGCATCCGGATCAGAGCTCTCTTGTATTGCTTCAACCTCTGGCAGCACCAAGTAAGTTGCGCTGCGATTCAGTGGTAATCCAGCGAGGGCGCCCGCGATCCTGGACGTATATTCAGATGCCGAGAAAGGATCGGCAATGCCTTTTACCTTGATGCCCTCAGTCGCAAAGTTGATAATCCCTTCGTGGTCGGCTGCCACATTCGGCAATACTGCTTTAAAGGTTTTCTTCTGAGTGTCCCGCCAAGTTTTAATCTGAGAGACAATGTCCGCAACATCCTCTTGTTGAATCCCTGGAATGGCTAAGTAATTCCACCGTTTGCTCCCCAATCGGGAAAGAGCATCGTTGTAATCCGTGGCGCTTGTGTCGATTCTCTCCACAATCACCTTCGACGGTGTGCCAAGGAAGGCGTCCTTGATATACTGCAGGTTGGGCGCGGACCAATCGCTTGATTGGATTTCAGATACAGATTTGTACTCTTTTGTAACAAAGCTCCCCGTATCGTCCTTGAGGATAAGCGCCACGATTCCGCGCTGGCTCCTCTGGATTGCCGATACGGCCAGAGACGAGAAGATAATCGAAATCTCAGGCAGTCCCATGCCGA